CCGCTCCAAGACCATCCAGATGTTCCACGGCTCGGAGGTGGCGTTCTGGCCCCACGCGCCCAGCCACTTCGCCGCCGTCATCCAGGCCGTGCCGGACCTCGACGACACCGAGATCATCCTGGAAAGCACCGCCAACGGCCTCGGCGGGGAGTTCCACGAGCGCTGGCAGCAGGCTGAGGCCGGCATCGGCGACTACGAGGCGATCTTCATTCCGTGGTTCTGGCAGGCCGAGTACCGGCGCGCACCGCCCGCCGACTTCGTGCTGACCGAGGAGGAACTGGAGTACGCGGTCCTGCACCAGCTCGACGACGAGCAGATGTGCTGGCGCAGGGCGAAGATCGCGGAGTTGAAGGACCCGCTGCTGTTCAAGCAGGAGTACCCGGCAACTGCGGCGGAGGCGTTCCAGGCGACGGGGCACGACAGCTTCATCAAGCCCGACGACGTGATGCGCGCCCGCAAGGCCACCTGCGCCGGCGTCGGCCCGCTGGTCGTTGGCGTCGATCCGAAACGAGAGGGGACGGACCGCTTCTCGATAGCCTGGCGCAGGGGGCGGAAGGTCGAGAAGGTCGAGAGCGACGCCGCGCCCATCGATACCGTGCGGGCGGCCGGCAAGCTCAAGGGCATCATCGACCAGGACAAGCCGGCGAAGGTGTTCATCGACGCCGGCGGCGGAGCCGGCATCTACGACATCCTCGTCTCGTGGGGCTATGGGGATGTCGTCGCGCTGGTGAACTTCGGCTCGCCCCCGATCCTTCCGCCGCGCGCGGACGAGCACGGCAAGCCGATGGCGGGGCCGAAGAACCGCCGGGCCGAGATGTGGGACCTGTCCCGCGAGTGGCTGACCGACGAGGGCGGCGCCGACATTCCCGACCTCGACAGCCTGCAGGCCGACGCCTGCGGTCCCGGCTACCGCTACGACCCTATCACCCAGCAGCTCATCCTGGAGAGCAAGGACGACATGAAGCGCCGGGGCATCCGCTCGCCGGACGAATGGGACTCGATCGCCCTGACCTTCGCCGAGCCCGTGGGCGACAACCAACGCCAGCCGGCGACGCTGGCGATCCAGAACTTCGGGGCGGCCTGACGTTGGCGTGGCGTGTTACGCGTGTTATGTTCAGCCGCGATGGCTCCGGTGACGAAACTCCGCTCGATCCGCCTGCACAACGACCTTTGGGCCTGGCTTGAAGGTGAGGCCGCTCGCCGCCAGCTATCGGTCAACGGGCTGGTTTCGGCTCTGGTGGAGAAGGAGCGCGGGGAGAGGGTTCGGGCGGCAACCGAGACGCCGGTGATCGGCGACGTGATCGAGAAGGCCGTGAAGGCCCGCAAGGCGGAGCGCGAGAAAGCCAAGCTCACGCTGAGCGTCCCGCTGGCCAGCGACCTGAGCCGCAAGCCTTACCAGAAGGGGCAGAAGAAGTGAGCGAGAAGGCCGCGATTCTCGACTTCATCGGAGTCGACCCCGCACGCCGTCTTGGCGGCTACCGCTACGAAGCGGTGGAGAACTTCTTCCTTGAAATCCTTGTGGACGGCCAACGCTACAGGATCGACGTCGGCGACATTGGCGCGAACCTGTCAGACGGCAAGCCGCGCCGTGGCATCCACATCAACTTCCCGCTCGGCGGCGATCTCGGAGACCGCAGCTTGAACGCGGTGAACATCGCAAACCCAGACCAAGAAACTCTTCCGCGCTCCGACACCAGGGCCAAAGGATGAGCGAGCGGACCCATCGCTACGTCATGGACCCGGACCGCTACGTCCCGCTGCCGAAGGGTTGGGTGGACTACGTGGAGAACCCGCTCGACCCCGAGCGCATGCGGATCATTCGTTGCCCCATCGGCGCCGCTCCAGCGTGGGTTCAGGCGCGCCACCGCGGCGAAGATCGACGCTAACCCGCACCCCAGCCCACCGACCCCACTCTCGACTGAACGCCGCGACGCCTCACCAGCGGCCCTGACCGGCAGCGGCGACCATTATGCGAGGGGCCATGCCGTTGTCCGCCGATCTGGTTCATCCGGGCCTCAGAGCCGCGGAGCAGGCGGCGAAGGCTCACCCGTTCTGCATCAAGCCCGGCGGCCGGGCCTTCATCGTATGGGAGGTCGGCGACGGCGGCATCTGGCGCGAGATCGCCACCTTCGCCCGCCGGACCCATGCGGAGGCGTTCGTGGAGGCGATGGCGGAGGACATGCTGGACGCCTGCGCCGACGGCTAGTCCGCATCATTGCCGGCCGCCCCCATGCTGGCGAGCATGGCCTACGCCGACCAGCCCGCCGACGAAAAGCTCGTCCTGACGGATCAAGACTTCCTCGCCCTCGTCGCAGCCGAGGCCTCGCAGGCCGTCGGCTTCGACAACGACGACGAGCTGGCCGACCACTACGAGCGCAGCCTCGAATACCAGAAGGGGGTGATGGCGGACCTGCCGTCGCTCCCCAACCGCTCCTCCGCCGTCTCCACCGATGTCTCCGACGCCATCGAGACGGTCCTGCCGGACATCATGGAGGTGTTCACCGGCGGCGAGGACGTCGCCACCTTCCGCCCGGTCGGCGAGGAGGATGTCGAGGCCGCCGCGCAGGAGACCGACTACGTCAACCACGTCCTGTTCAACGAGAACAGCGGCTGGATGGTGCTCTACACCCACTTCAAGGACGCGCTCGGAACCAAGGTCGGCGTCGCCAAGGTCTGGGGCGAGCGCTACGAGACCGTCGAGGAGGAGCACTTCACCGGCAAGACCCAGGTGGAGCTGGGCATCATCCACGACGCCGCCCCTGACGCCGAGATCGTGGACCTGAAGGCCGGCGATCCGGACCCGATCACGGGCGAGCCGCTGTGGAGCTTCACCCTTCGCCACACCCGCCGGCACGGCAAGACCTGCGTGGCCGCCGTCCCGCCGGAAGACTTCGCGGTCGCCAAGGACGCCACGCTCGCCGAGTTCCACCGCACCACCTACTGCGCCATGCGCTCGCGGCCCCGCGCGCAAGACCTGATCGCCGAGGGCTACGACCCCGATCTGGTCGCCGACCTGCCGGCCTACGGCTCGATGGAGACCGAGGCCATCGACCAGGCCCGCGATACCGCAGGGGAACACGACGACGGGGCGACGGCCGGGGCCTCGGCCACCGACTTCAACCTCCACACCGTGGAGATCCGGGAGCACTACATCCGGGTCGATGCGGACGGCGACGGCCAGCCCGAGCTGTGGTGCGTCGTCACCGGGGCCGACGAATCGGTGCTGCTGAAGAAGGAGCGCGTCGATCGCATCCCGTTCGCGGTCTCGACGCCGTTCATCGTCACCCACCGCCTGTTCGGCCGCAGCCTGTTCGACCTTCTCCACGAGGTCCAGCGCATCAAGACCGCCCTGCTGCGGCTGATGCTGGACAGCGGCTACTTCGCCCTCAATCAGCGCTACGAGGTGGCCACCGGCAAGGGCAAGGCCAACCAGTTCACCCTCTCCGACCTCCTGAACAACATCCCCGGCGCCCCGGTGCGATCCGAGGACGGCCAGTCGGTGCGGGCGCTGGGTGGTGGCCGGCTGGACTTCGACGTGGCCGGGGCGCTGGAATACGTCTCCACCATGGCGGAGCAGCGGACGGGCGTGGTCCGCAACGCCCAGGGCCTCAACCCCGACAGCCTCCACGAGACCAAGGGCGGCATGGAGAAGCTGTTCTCGGCGGCGCAGAAGCGGGTGCGGATGATCTGCCGCGTCTTCGCCGAGACCGGTGTCAAGGACCTGATCCTGCTGATCCATGCGGCGACGCGGACGACGGCCACGGCCTCGGCCAAGGCGAGACTGCGCGGCAAGTGGGTGGAGGTGGACCCGACCCAATGGGGCGCCCGCAACGACCTCACCGTGCATGTCGGCGTCGGCTCCGGTGGGCGCGAGATGGAGCTTGCGGCGCTGAACATGGTGATCGCGGCGCAGGAGAAGCTGGCGACGGCGCAGGGCGGCATGGCCGGACCCTTCGTCTTCCCCGAACACGTCTACAACTCGGCCAAGCGCCTGGTGGAGCTGGCGGGGCTCCGCTCGCCCGACCTCTACTTCGCCGAGCCGCCGCCGCGCGACCCGAACGCGCCACCGCCGGAAGAGGCCCCCGACCCCGAGGTGGTCAAGGCGCAGCAGGAGATGGAGCTGAAGCGCTACGAGATCGACCAGAAGACCGCCCTCGAGCGGGAGAAGATGGCGCTGGAGGCCGAGCAGAAGCGCGAGCAGGCCGCCGCCGAGATGCAGCTTCGTCGGGAACAGATGGAGCTGGAGGCCCGGATGCAGGCGTTCGGCGTCGGCGGCCAGCCCTCCCCGGTCAGGTTCGGTGGCGAGGTGGGGTAGGGCCAATCCGCACCTCTGTGGGGTGCTCGCACACTCACAACTGAACCGCAGTGAGGCGGTTGGTGCGAGGCAGAGATGATGACGGCAAAGCCGACCGTGGGCCGCGTGGTCCACTTCTACAGCGAGGCTGTAGCGAACCGCTCCCCCGGCAATCCCAGCTACGGGCACAACGGCATGGGGGCCGGGCCTTACCCCGCCATCGTGACCCAGGTGTTCACGGACGGGCAAGGGAACGTCACCTACGTCAACCTGAAGGTGCTCCCGCCCTTCGCGCCGCCCTTCGACGAGGGGTCGGTCAGCGAGGGCGCCGAGAAGTGCCCCGGCCGCTACTGGACGTGGCCGCCGCGCGAGGGCGCGTGATGACCGCCTTCCTCTCCGCCTTCTGGGCTGAACTCACGCCACTCGCCGGGCTCTTCGCGGTGCTGGCCCTGCTCGTGGTCTTCGCCATCATCGAGCGGATCGAGGGACGGCGATGAAGCGCGACCCGCCCATGACCCACGCTCCCGACTGCCCCGCCAGCCTAGGCCCGATGGACTGCTGCTGCGGGACTGAGCGGCCGGTGACGGTGCGCTTGTACAGCATCCCCACCGAAGCCCATGGCGACACGCTGGTTGCTGAAACTGTCGAGCGCGAGCTTCCCGGCTTCTGGGCCTTCCTCAAGGCCCGCTACCCCCACTTCGCCCACTACGGCAAGCCTGACGGGCCGCCGGTCGGCTACGTCCACGGCATCGAGGTGCATGAAGCCATGGCCGAGACGATCCCGGCCTACGTGCGGGCGCTGAGGCAGGTCCACTGATGACCGAAGACGAAGAGATCGCCGCCGCCCGCGGCGCCCGAGCCGAACACGAACTCCGCGAGACCTCGAAAGCCTTCGAATCCCTCCGCCAAGGCCTGTTCGAGACCATCGCCAAGTCCGGCATGACCGAAACCGAGCTTCGGGAGAAGTGCTACCTGGCCCTGATGATCCTCGACGGCGTGAAGTCGCTCCTGACGGCGACGGCTGGGGACAAGGCCATCGCCGAGTACAGCCAGACGATCCGCGAGATCATGAGCGGGCGGGCGGAGTGACCACCATAGCCTTCAAGGCCGGTGTGATCGCGGCAGACACCCTCGCGACGTGGGGCAACAGCCGGGACGGCGAGTTCACCAAGATCGCCCGCCGTGGTCCGTTCCTGGCCGGTGTTTCCGGCGCCGTCGCGCCTTGCCAGCGGTTCCTCGACTGGTTCGTCTCCGGAATGGAGGGCGATCCGCCACCGATGCCGGAGGGTGACGCCTTGGCCCACGGCATCATCATCACGCCCGCCGACGAATGCCTGACCTGGGGACCGCGAGGCTGGGAGCGGACGCGGGTCGAGACCTATGCGCTGGGGTCTGGCGCCGATTACGCCACCGGCGCGATGGCCATGGGCGCGACGGCTGAAGAAGCGGTTCGGGTCGCCATGCGCTTCGACACCAAGACCGGCGGCGAAGTGCTGTCGCTGCGCCGCTAATCCGCACCCCTTCGCAGGGCCCCCATGCTCCCGAAGCATGAGCCTGCAAACCTCAGAAGCGACCGAAGCGGCCAGCCATAGCGCACCGCCCATCGGACGCGCCCGCCTTTTCGCCACGTCCGCCGTCTCCGGCTACCAGCCGATGCTGCGCGGCCCCGCCGTGGCGTTCGACCTCGGCGACGACACCGGCCCCCTGAGCGTGGACGCCGCGGTGGCGACCCTGCTCAGCGCCGAAGAGCCCGAGGGGCCGGACGAGGAACAAGCCGAGGAAGCCGACGACGAGGCGCCGGAAGACGGCGACGCCGACGAGCCCGAGGCCGGGCAGGACGAAGAGATCGAGGCCGGGGACCAGCCGGCCGCCGAGGACGACGCACCGGAGGAAGAGCCGGCCAGCGACGAGGCCCCGGACGAAGACGAGGAGCCCGAACCGGAGCCTGCTCCGGCCATCGAGCCTCCGCGGTTCTGGTCTGCCGAGGAGAAGGCGCTTTTCGCCAAGGCCCCGCCGGAAGTGCAACAGCTCGTTGCCCAGAAGGACGCCGAGGCGGAGAAGCGCGTCTACCAGGCGAAGGAAGAAGCCGCCGCGGCCCGCAAGGACGCATCGGTGATCGGCGAGTTCAAGTCGGTCATCGACCAGCAGATCGAGCGGGCACAGACGATCTTCCAGGGCAAGTGGGATGGCGTTGACTGGGCCCAGTGGGCCAAGGACAACCCGCAAGAGGCCATCGCGGCCAAGTTCGAGTTCGACCAGGAGCAGGAAGAACTCCACCGGCTGAAGACCGTCCAGGCGGCCACCGAAGCCGAGGAGCATCGCCAGTTCCTCATCGACGAACGCGCCAAGCTCGCCGATTCCGGCCACGTCCTCGCCGATCCCGTGAAGGGCCCGGCGGAGAAGAAGGCCCTCGTCGAGTATGCGGAAGGTGTCGGCTACACGACGACCGACCTCAAGTGGGCCGGCGCACGTGAGCTGGAGACCCTCCACAAGGCGATGCTCTGGGACCGCGCCCAGGCCAACGCGAAAGCCAATCCCCCGAAGCCCAAGCCCGAACCCGCGAAGGCGGCGCCGGCCAAACCCGCAGGCCCGGTTCGTCCGGCCGCGGCGGCCCCGCCCCGCAAGTCCGTCATCAAGCGCCAAAACGCCGAGACCGTCAGCCGGGCCATGAAGTCCGGCCGGATGGACGACGCCGTGGCGGCGCTCCTTGTGCTTGAGGGCAAGTAGCCATGTCGGCTCCCACCAACACCGAAATCACCACGTCCGCAAAGGGCATCCGCGAAGACCTGTCCAACCTGATCTTCCGGGTCGCCGCCGAGCAGACGCCGCTTCTCTCCAACATCGGCCGCGCCAAGGCCAAGCAGACCTACCACGAGTACCAGACCGAGACCCTGGCCGCCCCGAACCCGGACAACGCCGCCCTCGAAGGCGGTGACGTCGGGACGCTGGGCACGCCGAACCGCACCGCGCGGGTCGGCAACATCTGCCAGATCTTCACCAAGGACGGCGGCGTCTCCGGCACCGTCGAGGAGGTGGACAAGGCCGGCCGCGACTCCGAGCTCGCTCGCCAGAAGCTCCTCAAGGGCAAGGAGGCGATGCGCGACCTGGAGATGCGCGCCATCGGCAACTACGCCTCGCAGGCCGAGTCCGACCCGACGCCGCGCAAGATGGCCGGCGTGGTGGCGCACATCACCACCAACGTCAGCCGCGGCTCCGGCGGCTCCGACGGCGGGTTCGGGGCGGGGAT